CCTATAGAGGTCCGGCATGATTGTCGCCACGTGGTTAGACTTTATATAGGTATCGGTTTGCATAACTTTGGTTCGCCTCTCTTATGTCTTTAAGTTGTCTAACGTACCTTTGACTTTTAGGATGTTCAAATCGTTTGATAAACTGCGGATGGGCTACTCGATAGTGCGGAACACCCTGGGTAGCTAAGACGTACTGGGCTCGACCATCCAAGGCGATTATTCGTTCAGCTTTGGGTTGACTTTCTCGGATTAACCGACGAAGGTTCTTAGGCTTTGTCCCTCGATAGGCGTTAACAAAGGCCATCTCTTCTTCCAGATAACCCGCGGCCCAAAGAGCCCTGTTGAGTGAGTGACTGGAATTTTCTAGATTGAAGAAAGGAAGGTCTACGGAGATTTTTTCATGATTGACCTGTTCTCCCATAATTATAAATTTGGCCCGGCGTGAACCGACCATGCCCCGAAAGGGCGTGTGGCGGTACGGGGTAACGAGATGGTCTAGATTGTGTAGGCGGTTCCGGTAATTGAACCGAAGATAGTGACCGCAGCTCTGTCGCCATAGGTCATGGTAAAAGTTATAAACCCTCGTAAATTGCCGCCTGGTTTTCAAGTAGCCCCTGCCTTCGTCAAGTTCTTTTTGAAAATTTTTCTCGCATGTGATAGGGTCGGGCAGGACAATGACCACCCGTACGTCGGCATGCCTTATTAATCGGTTGAGGAGACGGACCCCCTCCGTTCCAATCTGTGACTTGCCCCGAACCACCTCCCCATAGACCAGTTCCCCGAGGTGAAATCGGTCCAGGACCCAGTTGGTTCGGGAGTAGACCATTCGCTCCAAGGTCTCCGCGTAGTACCGAAACATGTCCGGCTGGTGCGGCGGACCCTCGTGATGGTACCGAAACCCGTACCGGTCACAGAGACGGTAGGCCAGCCGGGTCTTTCCGCCACCGTCCGGTCCCTCTAGGATGGTTATCTTAGCCATAGATTACCTCCGACTTTTTCAGATTGAAATCCGCGATCTCCCCCGGCTCGATGGTCTTGATTATTACCGGAAGTTTCTTTGGTTTATCTTTCGCATCTTGCCAGTCATACCACTTAGGGGTACCCGCTATATTATGATGAATATTTTCCAGAATCCAAGCGGCCACCGGTGGACAAACCCCGCGGGAGAGAAACTCCAGATATTTCGGAGCTAGTTTCATAGGAAATCCGTAGTCTCGAGGAAAACCCATAATGGCCTTCATCTGCTGAGGTCGGATGTTCTGACCTAAGCAGAACCACCAGCTATTTCCCAAAAGCACCGGAGCGAATTCATGCGGGTCTATGACAGTAAGTGCGCCAGTTTCAAAACCTCCTTGAAAACAATACTCACGGCTGATTTCTTTTCTAGACGCGCTTAGATTTCTATCTTGTTTTATGATACTCCAGAGATGCCCACTTTTTCTGCTTAAAAGTTCCTCCCAGTTCTCCACCCCCCTCTTTTTGAATAGATTAATTTGCCCACTCAACTTCTTTTCAGCTCGATCGTCCTTAGGACCGGCCTCCCCATCAAGCAGGACCCGTATGGGCACATAGTCTGGTTTCAGTCTCCAGTGCATTTTGTTACTATGCAGAAGACCCTTCCGCATGAAGATAGCCCAGAATCGAGAGCGCCATTGAGGTAAGCCAAACGAAATGGAGTTTTGAAGGACCCGGTAGATATCGTATCCGTATATCTTCGCGTAGTCGTCGTGGACCTCCCAGGCCCCCTTCATGGTTCCGGGAACCGACTCAATGGCCAGGGCCATGGTTTTCTGTCCCATGGCATACTCCAGAACCCGGATGGTATCTTTAAAGGCCTCGTCGCCGGTGCCTTTTCGTTTTATGTTTTGAACAGAGAAAGCTGAACAGGGTGGGTGGGCAATGGCCAGCATCTTTGACATATCAAACCTCGGCCAGTCATAGGTATGCTCTCGGAAGGTAATCTCCTCCCGGTCTCCAAAGTTTAACCTCTGTATCTCCATCCCGTACCCCGCGTTTTCCAACGTGGCCCGGATGGGAAACCCGGCCGCCGTGGCCCCGAGAAGAAGCGAACCGGCATAGGAGTTGATGATAACTACCTCTGGTTTCATGTTACCTCCTTTTCTTTTTGGTGACAATGGTTTGGATGGCTTCCGGCGGGAGTTCTCTCTGGCCCTCCACCTCGTGCACGTTCCCGTCCTTGGCCCACCGCCAGAGGTAGAACTTCACCACCGCCTCCGGTTTCATCTTAGACACCAGTTCACCCGAGGCCTCGATGCCGGCCGCGATTTCCGGAATGATCTTGGCTCCGTTGGCCATCGCCTCATATATCAGACTTTGATGTCCCTTCAATCCGGCCCCCCACTTGGAAACCCGATGGGTCTCCTCTCGAATGCTGTAATTCGGGGTATCCGGAGAACACCCTACCTGCCATACCTTGGTTAAGGCCTTTTGTCCTCGGGGGCGTCCCCTCTTTCCCGCTGCCTTTGTTGTCTTGAACTTGTTGGGATTTTCCTTGAATTCTCTCATCGACGATTTGTAGTGAGATACCCGGATTAGTTGATTCTCGATTACCCGGTCGGGAATCGACCCCTTTATCTCTCTATACCAGATATATTGCACCATCCCGGCTATCACCGGGAGGAGCAGGTCCTGCGGCGGCGCCGGGTCCACCGGGAGGTGATTGATACCTGCCAGGGTCCGGAGGTCGGCCAGGGGTACCCGGCCGACGTTCTCCACAGACCGGCGCAGGGACTCCGGGTCCAGGGGAATTCTAATCTCTCCCTGAATAAAGTACGTCGTCCCAGATTCCTTGAGAACGTTCCACCCCGGAGTAATCTCAATTCCATCATGTTGTGGGGTATTCATTGTTATACTCCTCTCTGTGTGCCTTGCGTCCATAAATGGGTATGGGGCCAGCCGCCTGAGGACGACTGACCCCGCTGAAAGGCCGCGATACCGGTTAGGCGGCCTTTTTGGCAAACCGAATGTGACCCGAGTTTTTCCACCGGTTCAGGTAGAAGGCCACGCAGTTTTGCGTGCTCTTCTCATTCAGTTTGAATGCCCCACCGACCTTCGCGGTGAGCTGTTTAGCCGTAGCTTGCTTAGCCGTCTGAAGGGCGGCGGCAATCAAGGCCGGTTGGGTCTTGACCCGGAACTCCTTGGCAAACTTCTTGCCCGTGAATTCATAGGTATTTCCTCGGGGGGTAGAGACCTTCTTGGCCTTACCCTTTTCTGTTTTTTTGGTTTCCTTTTTTTTGGCTGCCATGATTTTGATTCTCCTTTTTCTTGTTTCCGACATTGCCCTCATCGGCGACCGCTCAACGGCCGGACCCTCGGAGGAGGGTTTCGGGCTAACTCTCTGCTACTTCAACAGCCGCAATCCGCCTGGCAACTTGTAGCAACCTGGGGCAATAAAACTGTGCAAAATGAAGGCCCTTGTGAATGCCCTTGATTGGTCTGTCACCTAACTCTTGCCGTGCAATCCGGTAGCAGATGCGCCATTCAATGTGCTTTCTTGATCTAATTTGTTCCATGTTGTCCCCCTTAAATATCTGAGACTTTGATGGTCGGAACATTTTCAAACCGATCTTTGGCCTTTTCCCGTAGTGGAATAACTTTCCCTTCAACACTTATATTATGATAGTCATTTGCCAGGAATTCCAAGCCATCCTCTACTTCCTGTTTAATAAAGTATTGCAAGGTGTTTCTGTTGGCCTCTTCGCCATCATCACCGTAGTGGAAAGCGACAATCTTCCGATCTAAGGATGGGAAATCAATGGTTACGTTAACTTTCATTGTGTTACCCTCTTCAGTGAGTGATTAACACTCGGACCTTCGATTGAGCCTCTGCAAATAGGATTAGTTCCTGTAGGTCTGAGGGTACATATGGATGTTCCTTCATACCCCGTAATTCATCAGCTATCCTTGGCCAATTCGGATTTGGTTTAGGGAAAGCCTTTGACGACCACCAACACCCCATAGTAAGCCCTTTGCATCGCTTGACCATTTCCCGTCGTTTCATAGGTTTGAACATGCTGCCCTCTTCAGTGACCGCCTAACGGCCAGACTCCCTTACGGGAGTTTCGGGCTAATTAACCTCTTTTTTTACTTCATCCAGATAGAAGTTATCGATGGCCCTTTGAACCATCACAACCACCTCTTCATTCTGCTTGACCGCAACCCGCAGACATCTTTCAAACTGTTTTTCATTCATCCCTGAAATGCAGGCCCCGATAAAAACGTGGTCGAACTTCGAGAGGCAGCAGTTCGACACCTGACGCCGAACCGCCTGTAACCTTTCCAATCTTTTACTGCTAGCTCTTTTTCTTTGTGCCATTTTCAATCTCCTTTTGTTAACGTCCGACTAAGATTCAGGGAATAGGGGAATCAGTGGCAAACTGCTGGGTATCCCAGTAAGTAAAAAGCGGTGAAGACGTATCTCATTTTTATGGCAATGTCCAGCTAGGTAGCAGAGCGGATGATATCGGAGAATTACTTGACTATAAAAACTGCCAAACTTTTTCTCTAGGTATGCCTCGCCCTTTTGGATTCTATATGGACACGTGGGAGATGAGTGGGCTGAACAAGAATGCTCTTTCCTGGCCTTTCTCGCAATGATACAGTGAATTCCTTGTACCTGTTTGTTGAATGTCTTAACTATTTCTAGGGCTGTCATATTCCTTGCCTCCGCTTGGTTACCATTTTGTACCATTTTCAATCTCCTTAACCCTTACTGTAAATATATTTTAACACTAGTCTATAGCTTTGTACACTAAAAAATCTTAACTTTTTTCGCTTTGTTTTCAATAACTTAGGGCTAAAAAACCTTACTTTCTTCAAATTTTAGGACCCATCAGGTAGAAATTTCAATATAACTAGCTTATTTTCAAATGATTATAAGGCATAGTTCTTTATATCCCCCGGTTCCATTATCACCAGCCGCTCCTTGGCCCGGGTGACGGCCACATACCAGACCCGATGCTCGTCTTCCGGTTGCCAAAGCATAGAACTGTAGGTTCGCCGGGCCAGCTCCGTATCCAGACAGATGGTTGGGGCCTCCCGACCCTTGGACTGATGAATCGACATAAGGGTTATTCGAGGGCGGATGATTTCCTCCGGGTTGCACTTGGCTAAGAATTCCTTTCGGGGTAGATGAAAGAGGGTCCGGGGCCATTCTTCTTGACCGGGTTTCCGAAGATAAATATCCTCGGCCCTTATCGTTTCCCCCAGTTCCCTCTCTTTGATACCGGGCACCAGCCAATCCTTGCTTGACATATTCACCAGCAACTGAGCCTTGTCCCGATATATCTCCCGGCCCCGACACAAGTCCCGCCAGGCCGCAAAAATCTCACCCAGTTTATATCGTTGTATGATGGAGTTCGCCCCTAGAAACGGTACCCCCGCCTCCTCCAGACGCATGCCTAGGTGAACTCCCCGGTACGCGTTTCTAAACAACATAAATATGGGGGCCGGGTACCGGGGCAAGTAGTCGGCTTGAAATGTTCGCTCCACCGAACCTTCCAGGTCGGCCGGCTGAAACTCTTTTTCCTTTCGATTTCGAACCCGCGCAATGATGGTCTGGGCCAGCTTGAATATCTGACGAGGAACCCTATATGACTTAGGTAGGACCCACTCATTGGCCGCCTTTATTTCATTGAAGGTCTGAGCCGACGCCCCCGCCCAGACAAAGATGGCCTGGTCGTCATCCCCGGCCAGGTATCGGGTATGAACGTTGGCCCCCAACTTGTTGACCACCTCCCACTGAAGCGGGGATAGGTCCTGAGCCTCGTCTATAAAGATGACGGCCACCGGGAGGGGATTTCCACGTTGTAGATAAATCACCAGCAGATCGGTGAAGTCATATAGACCTTCCCGTCTTTTCCAAAATTCATAGTGCTCGATAAAGTGTTGGATTTCCCGAAGGGTAACGTTGCCCGGGGCATTTCTAAGAAGCTCTATCATCGGTATCCCCCGATGTCGGGACAGGTGATAAAGCTGAACGAACAGATCGCCCTTTGCCGGGGCCTGATAGGAGTCACCCAGATCCTCGGTCATCGGGTCGGTTTTGCCGGATAGCCGTATGCCCAATGTGGCCCCAAAGGCCTTCAACAACTTGGGGGTCACCATTCGGTTTCGACCCAAGCGGAGTTCTCTAAAACAAAGGGAGTGGATGGTTCGAAGGTACTTCAGCTTCGACTCAGCGGCCGCCCCGAATCCCGACCGATTCAGGGCCTCTTCCCGAGCCGCCCGGGTGAATGTGCAGAACGCAATTTGGTCGGTAGAGTGACGGCGAAGTTCAGAGTTAAAGAGACCTAGAAGGGCCTCCGTCTTTCCGGTACCCGGGGGTCCGTATATCTTTATGGTTTTCACAGTTCCTCCTTGGTATCCCCCGCGGGTTTAGGAAAATCCTCCGTCTGTTCGTTAACCCTAGCTACCGGATAACCCCAGAGCTTTAGGTGTTTTCCGGCTACCCGGATTCGAACCTGGGTACAGCCCTCCTCCTTTAACATTAGATAGACCTTGCCCATGTCGGTCATGTTGATTCTATGAATAAATAAGAATCGGCGGAGGTCGCTTCCTCGAAATAGTATCCGGTCACCCTGGGTCACCGGGATACCTCGGATAATGTCCTCTAAACCTTGGGCACGTTCACGCAGGGTTAAGAACTCTTGGAATCGAACCATTACGTGACCTAACTGGGTTACGTCCTCGGGAGCCTCCACGTCCTTCTTGGTGGCCAAGAGCTTCTTGATGTTATGCTCCCACCGGGGTTGTTTCATAGGAGCGAGCATCAAGTCCAGTATCTCGGCAACCCTCATTCTAAATCGAGGGAACTTGAAGAACTCCTCAGAGTCTAAAATAATATCGTGCCCGCAAACTTCTAAAATATACTTCGGCGGGTCGGTCAACAGCTTTCGAAGGTTGGCACAGAGAAATTCATCATAGCTCCCGGCCTCCTGCCAGGGCATGTGGCTGACCCCATACTTCAGGGTAACGCAAACGGCTTTGTTACAACGGGAAGCTATGGGTTCCTGCTCACAGAGATATTGGTACTTGATGCTCCCCACCGACTTAATAATGGACTGGACCTCCCGGTAGGAGAGGGGCGGCTTGACATAGGAGGAGTTGTGCTGGAGTATCCGTTCCTCCCATTCATTGGGATTTGACTTTCGGTAGAAGACCGCAAAGTTAAACAAACCTTGATTTCGTTGTCCCTCCGGTAGGCCGATCTGAATCAGGGTCTGAAGACAGGGGGGCATCTCGGAGGTCTTGGTATTTTGGGTCTCGTCGATGTCGCTAAGGTCGGGGTCGAAGAACCGAATCGAGGCTAGAAATTCTTCTATGGTCAGGGCACCCGAGGAAGCCAGGGCATACCGGATGCTCTTCTTCGCATTGAAGTAGGGCAAGTTAATCCAATTTCCCAAGGACCGTTTGTTGACCTTAACTTGTTTTGGAAATATCTCCGACCCCGGGTGCCCCAGAAGACTGGCCCATCTCTTAAGGAGAGCCTGAACCTGGTTGGCCATCAGCCCCGGTTCTTTTATAAATAGATAAAGGTGTGCCCCGCCGGACTTGCTACGGCAAACCGACAGGGGCAGATGGCGCCGTAGAACCTCTCGAAGTAACCCCTGGTGGTCAATGGTATTTATATCAATGTCGATGGCCCCGAATCGACAGGAGCCGTCCAATCGTATAGGTATAAGACCGAGACCCATCTTACCCTCAAGATGGGCCTCATAATCAGACGTCGTCGCGGGCTCCCGAATGGTTCTTGCCTCATGGTTGACGTCCCACTCTCCGTGGGCCTGTGAGCCCCCGACGAACAACTCAGAAAAACCCTTCAGCGTGTCCATGGGCGTCGATTACAGCTCAGAGGCCGCCTCACTTTCTTCGGTCTCCACGTTGAGTCCCGATGTATCCATGAGGTCGGCGAAGTCGGTCATAAGTTTGTAGTTCTTCTCCGCCAAACCGAAGTTTACCTTCGACACGTACCCCATCGGTCGGAGGGCAAAGATGAAGAAGGTACCGAAGTTGTTAGTTGCCGACTGGGTAGAAATATCGTAGTACTTTGCAAAGGCCGGTTCGGCCTTCTGCTTCAGCAGCGAGTTCCACTGTCGGGCAGTCTTCATGCTGGAGGCCTTCATGGAAACGATGATGAGCGAGTTGTCCTTGACCACCATCGCCGGGTAGTTCATCAACCTCAGGCACTCAGGCTTTTCCCCCTGCTTGCCCCATTGACTCTTGGGGCATGCTTTACAGGATTCGGGAGAGAGGACGCCCCCGGTCCGGCCGTTGAAGGACTGGCAGAGAATTCCGCCTCCCGCCTCTAAGGGTCGAAAGAGAATCCGGGTCTTTTTGAACATCAGCGGAATTACCCGGACCGGTCCCGAGCCGTAGTTCGTCCCGGTTACCGTATTAAAGAGGTTTCCCTCCTCTAGTCCCTCGATGTAGGAGGGGTCCGCGGTCGACCGTTGAGGGGACATAGTTTGACAGATGGACATGCGAGGAATGAGAACATCCTCCGATTCCACCTCGTCCAGTCCCTTGGACTTTGGCGGAATGTAGTCCGGCAGAATTAGCTCAACGTCATCTTTTCTTTTTTGTAGTTCCTTCTTAAACATCTTGTTTCTCCTTAGTTTGTTTTTTCTTTTTCTGTCCTGAGACACCGCGGCTCCCGATGGACGACCGCATGAATATCTTGACCCCGGGCGGTAACTTTTTTCCGGTATCCAAGATTTCCTTACAATAGGCCGTCAGGGTATTTGCGTTGACACTCAAGAGTTCTTTACGCTTACCTCGTTTAATCCAGTCCATCAGCTTCTTAGGGTCAAAGACCTGAGCCAGCGGATTTATCTTTAAGAATAAGGTAACCCCGCTCTCCAGGGTAAGATTTTCGATCTCCTCCTCCTCCAGGTGGTCCTTGAGCAGTTGACTTAAGGCCTCAAGGAAGAGGTTGGCCTCCTCTATTTCTTCTTGACGTTGTTTCTTGGTTAACTTCCACGTCACAAAATACTCACAAAGGGCCGAGACGGTCTGGTGGTCCTTTTTAATCTGAGATTTTGTTTGGTTTACCCGGGCTTGGTAGGACTTGTCCGGATTTTCAAACACGGCGAACTTTCCCTTTAGGTGAGAATACTTTCCCATTGTGTGTGCCTCCACTTTATTTTAGATGTCCTCGACCAGCAGCTTGCGCCACCGGTCTATGGTCCAGGTGGCAATCTCCTCCTTCTTCTGTAGAACCCTTCGTATCTTATGGTCGATGGTCTTTTGCCCCTTGGGTCCGCGGGCTAGAATGTCGACGTATAGGACGGCCTTCTGTTGACCCTTTCGGTGAACCCGGTCCTCCGACTGTTTTCGCGTGAGTAGGTTAAAGTCATTCGACATATAGATTACGGTATGACAGCTGGTGAAGTTAAGCCCGAACCCACCCGCCTGCGGTTGTCCCACCATGGCCACCGGTCCCTTCAAGCGCGGGGAGGTGAACTCTCGGATACCCGCTTTCCTATCCTGAAGGGTCTGGCCTCCACAGAGGGTGAATACCTTGAATTGTAACTTAGGGTCGAATTCCAGTTCCCGGGCACATCGTATCAGTTCCCGGCGAAACCGGCACCAGATTAGTACCCGGAGGTCGGGGTCCGTTTGTTTCTTCTCCATTAACCAGGTTTTCAACGCGTCCAGTTTTTCTCGCCCTACCTCTACAGTAACAATCCGTTCAACCTCCTCTACGCCGCCTAAGAATCCACCTATTAGTTGAGCCAACCTTAGGATTTTAACGATGGGCTGGTTGGCCACGGAGGACAGGGTATCCAACCAGGCCACCATGTCGTCTCGCATCTCTTTGTAAAGACGATAAGTGACCGGGGTCATCTCGGGTTCGAGGGTGGTATAGAGCTTGGGGGGAAGGTCCAGGCACTCCTCCTTCGTACGGCGAAGCATCCAGGGTTTGATTAATTTTTGAAGGTATTCGAGATTATGCCATTTTATTATCTGACGGTTCTGCCAACCACCCATGACGGCAAAGCACGACCTAAAGTGATAGAAATTTCTAAAGGGGAGGATGGCAGTATGAAGAATCCTGAATTGCGACCAAAGATCGAGGGGGGAACTGGCGACGGGAATACCGTTTACGATAACCACCCGGGCACAGGTCTTTCGAAGCTTTAGGCAAGCCTTAGTTTGTTGGGCGGTTCGTGACTTTATAAAGGAAGATTCATCTAGAACCAGAAACTTTTTGAGCACGGATATTTCCTGTATCAGTTGTTTTAGATGTTGGTCCTGACGAAGAAAGGCATAGTTCGTTATCACCCAGAGAAGTTCTTTATTATTCTTCCGTAAAATTTCCATAGTTCCCTGAGAGTGAAAGTGGAGGACCCGGCTGGGTACCCAGGTATGCTTTTGAATCTCTCCGTACTCCGGGTCCAGCCACACCTCCTTTACCACGGAGGGACAGACCACAATGACGGTATCTATCTGCCCTACCTCAAACAGGATACAGGCGGCATCTATAATTTGTTTCGTCTTTCCGACGCCCATATCATCGAACAGGGCAAAGACCGGGGAGTTTACCAACGTGTTGGTACCGATTACTTGATGCTTGAATGGAGGAAAGATGCAACGAGACACGTCTAAGCTAAACGTCTTTTGGAAGAACGGGCTCATCCGCCCTCCGCCGGTTCTTTCTCCATCCGATAAAAATTATCCACCAGTACGGCCCGGGGCTCAAAACAACTGACGCAGTAGAACACATAGGCGTCCCCCTCCCGTTGTCGAACCCGGGCCGGACACCCGGCCCCCTGGACGTTCTCATCCATCAACTGATGAAAGAGGTGATGACATTTGAGGTCCGTCAGTCCTCCTTTGATATTACCGTTATCTCCCGGTATAAGGCTTTGCGAATCAGCCTTCGATCTTCCGTCTCCTGTTTGCTTGTTCTTTTGTCGCATAGTTTTGTCTTCCTTCCCGTTAGGTGATGGATGCCGATGGTAGCCCCGTACCGGCATTCCGCAAATCCTATTAATTTTCTTCCAATGGTTTCTTCCGAAGCTTTACGGACATTATTAATTCCTTGTCGTCTTGTTCGGCGATGACCCCCAGCTCGTCGATGGCCCTCTCGCAAGCCCTCATAATTTCAAGTAATTCTGTCGCCAGTTCCAACAGGGTATTTTGACGATGGACTAAATCTGAAAATGCTAAGGGAATTTTCATCTCCCGGTCCGTCAACATCTGATTGAGGACATTTCGCTTGTTGAGGGCCTGAGTCAAGCCTTTTGAAATTTCATTAAAGTTCGTAATCATCAATATCATACCTACCTCCCGTCTTTAATCTGTCGAAGGATGGCCCGGGCCGGCTTGAGATAGTCCTGACAGACCCGTGCCTGTCGAAGGGCGGTTCCCGCCCGTTGTAGCTTTTCAGCGGAGGTTATCCGACGGCGAGTCCTGGCCCGGAGTGAGCCCGTCACGTTTTGAAATTTTCGCCATTCGCAGAGACAGTCTTCCATGGTGCGCACGGTAAACCGGCGAACGTCGCTTGACCTAAGTTGCCAGTGGGGTGGAATCCAATGAACGTGTGCACGCTCGATTAACCTCTCCAGGACGAATGGCCTAAGGTGACGAAGGAAGGGACCTAGCTCTCCGTTAGACAACCTGCCTAAGGAGAGGGACCGAAGCGGCCCCACGGCCCCCGGGCCAATTACGGTAATGTCATTCTCGTTGAATGGAAAGTCCTTGTGGTAGGTAAGGGAAGTAAACACCTCATACGCCCGAAAGGTTCCTATTCCAGTAAAGTGTTTTTGAATTCGATTGAGCACGTCGGTAGGCTTGGGTTTTCCCTCCAGCAACTTATTAGTAAACTTATCTACCCGACTGTTGACGTGTCTTCGATGCCGAATGGCCCAGGAGACGGCGGTATGCCCCTTTCCGGGATATAGCATGACGGCCGGGGACTGAATCGGGTGAACTTGATGGAACTTCGCCAGCTCGGACCGGGTGGCCCCTTGATACAGCATCTCGGCGGTGGGAATTGAAAAGGTATGCCGAAGGAGGAGGATGAACTTTAACCGGTCCCGTAGGCTCATTCCCTGGGTTCGGATATATTCGTAGCGGGTGGTAAAGTCCAACTCCCGCCAGACGTTACAAAAGTGAAAGTCCTTGAACGCCGGGGAAACCGCCGGTTCCGTCCGAAGGTCGAGCCATGAACGTTCCTCAATGTAGGTCAATAGACTCTGGAGAGGTTCCAGCTGAACCGCGAAGTTCTCACCAATGGTTTGAACGTGGGTCGTCGTCACCGGGCGTCTTCCTTTGAACATTTCGTTGCTTTGTTAAATTTTCTTAAGAGACTCCGGGCGCCCTTTAGAAAGGCCTTCCCGTATATTCCGGTCCCAATGAACTGACTGGCCTGCCAGAGAACGTTGGTCTCGCGGTCAAAGAGAATCAGATGGCCGGACCACATCCTGCCCCAGTGCCTGAGTTTTTGGGTGGCCACGAAGAAGCCGTCGGCGTCCTTCTTGGAATCCACCAGCCTCAGGTGGGTCATGTCTTCCTTCAGCAGTTGCCGGGTGGCATTGGCCAGTTTATTATGTCCGATTACAGCCACCGTCCTTAGACCGCAGGGATTCGGGGCCGCACTTCCGGAAACCGTTATTGTTAGACAGAAAATTACCAACAGTTGTTTTAGCATGTCTCCTCCTCTACCTTAATATGGTCAATCAGAAATCTTACATATAATAACGTCCGGTGTTTAACATGTTATCTCCGACTCAATCTTTATGGTTTGACCACCTCCAGGGGAATCTGTCTTATCTGTAGGGCCGGGGCGGGAGGTCGAAACTCAAACACGGCCACGGTTACGATTTCTGTTAGGACCCCGGAGTTTTTTTCCATACCCGTTATGGGCTTGGGATAATGGGTAACCGACATCAGCTCGTAGGGCGGTGGTATCTCGGAGAGCTTTTCGGCAAACTGGTTGCTGTCGGACTCATACCATTGACCCCAGATGGTATAAGAAATTACCCGATAGCGGGGAAGGGGCGGCAATGGAGCCACGTGGGCCTCTCCCGAAAGTTGAACCACCGGGTCTCCTCCATTAGTGATATTCTTATCTTCTTCTGGACACATGAATATTTCTCCTTCTCTTTAGTTTTTTTTTGTTTCTTAGTCTTAATTTCCCGAAAGATTTTTTCAAGTCCTATGCCGTCTATAAGGGCAGCCCTTAGATTTTTAAGGGACGTCCTGCTGATACTTGCCATCATAGTTTTGAAGGACGGCATCTTAATCCCTGGGCCAGATTTCAATGTGGTTTTTTTCCCGTTTAACATTATATGCCTCGATGGGCATCTGTTTCCCACCCAGACGAACCGCCCTTAACGTCCCGGAATAAGACATAGGACTCTTCCACCGAAGTCGAAAGCGTGGACCCTGGGGTAGGAAGATATGTAGCCGAACCGTAATGGTCTGGTCGGCTTTGAAGAACAGGGCGGGGTCGGTACCCCTCCGGGTGCTGAAGACCAGCTCGGGTTTTAGCTCGGCGGCCAGCCGGGTGCGGGGATTATTGACAGTCATCTCCTTTATCCGGTCCTTATGAAACCTTGTTGGTCGTAAGTTCATTTCCCCTCCAGTTCCTTCTAAATTGGGTCGTATACCCACTGTCGAGCAATTTCGCAGAATGCAATAAAGACAGCATCTTTATCTTTCTTCAATTGCCCTAGATCGGCATATGGTACAAGGTCTGGATGAGTCTTGGCACCACGGTCGTAGGTATTTGCGTAGACCCAGCCCATAGCCAAATATGCTTGCATCCAACTACCATGTAATTCTTCCGGCGATAAAGACCGTTGTGGTCCACATTGACGTTCAATCATGGCAAGAAATTGCTCTCGGAAGGTATTCTCACGTTCATTCCATGGTACAGGAACAATAGGTGCCTGAGTAGCTTCAGCAGCTAGTCGTGCAGCATCATAAACAAACTTAGCTCGACGTTCTGTTAATGTCATTTCCCCTCCAGCGCGTCGGTGCGCTCCTTGTCAGCCAGTTCTTTCGCGCCTGGGTGTACCTCTGCTATCATTTTCAACACTCCTTGTCCTTCGTAACCATCCAACCCATCGTCACAACAAATGGCATCCTCAATGGCGACATAGGCACTCTCCAATGCCTCACGGAGGGCTGCGTTCTTGTCAAGAAGCCCCATAACAAGTTTAATGATTTCTTGCCGGTGCATCGGTTTGTTTATTATTTCAATCAATCTCTGCTTGCTCTCTTCCAGTGTTCCTTTGGCCTTATGAATAGTCATCACCCCTCTAGTTCCTTCTTGAGTTCGCTAGCTTTCTGTCAACATGGCGATAGTTGAACTCCGTAGTCCCCCACGGAATTTTCACAGATATGTTGGGCAGCTTTAGCAGATAGTTCTACCTGTATTCCCTCTAACAAAAACTGTAGTTCACATCCATATTCCAACAATGCAAACTCCTCAGCCCTTTCTTGAACAGCACAATCAAAGTCAAACATCCTTGGCCTCCTTTAGCACTATGCGTAAGTTCATTTCTCCTCCAGTAGCTTCCTGAGTTCGCGGGCCTTGTCCTGTATCCCCCAATAAGACGGAATTGGTGCACGTAGAATGTCCTCAACCAACTCCCCCACCTTCTCTCGAATGGGGTCGGTGGAGGCGTCCACTTCGGCAAACTTTCTTGCCACTTCCTCTACTTCTGGTTCCGTCAAGAATAGGCCCGAGTCATGATTTAAACCTCTCGCCAAATCAACCGCCCACTGTGGTGTCTTGATGTTGGTCATTTTGACACCTCACGCGGGGATGTAGTTAAAACTGGGGGTAAATGAATACCTACCTCAACAGCCTCTTCGATTTGTCGCTTGTATGGCTCATACCATGCGGCAAGGAGCCGTTCTTGTGCATCGCCCATCAACCCATAACCTCCAAATACGAGGTCATGTAACAAGGCCAATATTTCCTGGTGCATGGCATAATAGGTTTCGTTCATCCCTCACGCTCCTTTTTGTTGAGAGGGCGGAGTTCAGAGGTGAAGAACCACCTAAGCTGCGCCGTATAATTCCAACGTTTATTAAAGAACCCAATTTTGTCGAGCTTCACAAGAAAAGGGGCAGAAAGAGGGTTCCCTCGGTGTCTAGCCCAAACCACCTGTTTTATCCTAAACTTAGCCTTTGGTCGTTTCATGCTCCCCCTTTAGCTGAGCTTGGAGTCCGCCCAGGCGTTGCGTTAGAGAATATTCGTATCCATTCATTGCTCCCCTGATACCAGGTACATCATGGACGATTTCATGCAGGCCGTGAGTTTCCCATATATCCCGACACTTTTGAATCTCATCCAACCTCGCTTCCAGTTCGAGGCGTTCGACAAATCTTAAAAGTTTCCTCTCTTCTTGGTGTGTCCCGTATCCTGGGTGGCACTTACTAACCAATCCCATGAGCTGATCCCGTTGCTTCTCAGTCATTCCCCACCCCCTCGGCGGATTGCATTCTCTAAGAACATTGCGGTATCGCCAACAAGATATTTACTATGAATAATCTGGATGATGCGCTCCCGCTCCTCCACCTTGGCCGCTTTGATGGCCGTTTCAATAGTACAAGCAAGTCCTGTAAGGGGAGTCTCCCAGACATCTTCATACTCCTTTTGTATCTTATTGCCTGTCTCTGTTGCATTAATCTCACTCATGCTCGACCCCCTCGGCGGATTGCCCTGACCAAAGTCTCTGCCGTAATCGCCACACAACAATTCCTAATAACTTGCTCAATCCGCTCCCGCTCCAACGCCTTGGCCTGTTCTGTAACATCTTTACGTAACCATTGAATAAAGTTGTCAGGTGAGGAGCCTTGTAGATCTGTAGCTCCAATGGCCTCTTTCCATTTGGCCTCAACCGCTTGCTCGGTTTCTTGGACCTCCTCCCATCTAACCCAATCGCCATTTTCATCTGTCTCTATCCCGTCATATAAAGGCTCGTCGCTATCAGAATCTACTTGACGCATCGACCATCGTTCCAAGTTGAACTTCTCCTTCGCACTAAGCTCACTCATCCTCGGCCTCCTCTTCAGGCTTCAACCATTTATTCATACGCTCCAAGGCGGCAGTGAGTTCGGAAGTCAACGGGGAGAACCTGCATTTGGCAGCCAGGTGTACCTGTGCATTCATCTCATCCCGATGCGCATGGAATGCGAGAGCAGCAGCTAACGTATCGCGCACCTTCTCAATGTCCGAATAATGAAGTAATATCCTCGGTGTGTTATCAATCACCTCTCCACCTCCTTGAGCTAGATTGAGTCGAGTCGTGTCTGTTCATAGATGTAAGTTTGTAAAGACTTACTTACAGAATCGTAAATCTCTACATCACTAAGTAATCCAGTTTGAGCCAATGCAAAAATATCTTCTCCAAGTTTCCCATCAAGAGCCAGGTCCAACGCTTTTTTATACATCAAATCATCTGTAAATTCTCTCATCCTTCATCCTCCTTGAGCGCAGCATAGCCGGTGGCGGTTAGGCGGGAGTCCTCCTCCTTCAGCGCGGCGTGGGCTTCCCTAATCCACTCTGGCTGAATTAGGGTTCTTCAGGCTCCATTCGGGAACGCCGAGTTCTCACCAGAGCGCGCAGTAAAAGTGTAAAACGTCAAATTTGCAAATGGGAGTAATGCCTTCCGCAACTCCCGCGTCTCATCGGCGAGGATGCGCCCAAGGAAATCCGTAGTACAGGCATCACATTGTATGGCCATATAATGGGATTCACTTATATGAGAGCACTGTCCATCCTTGTATCCTCGTCTGCTGAAATCTAATACGGCCTTTTCCAGTTTCTCCCTATCCATGTTCACTCCTTGCATCACTCGTCTCGGAATGGTATCTGCGCGAGAATCATTAACAATAAACCTGCCACGGTCTTATCTCTGGAATTTATAGACGTGGGGAGGGAAGGTTATTTAACCTCCCCTCACCGGCTCACCGACCCGGGGGTTATAAGACCCGGATACCGGTCACGCCCGGGACGACGTACGTCGACCCAACCCCCGGAAGGCACGTCCGGAGGAAACTCAAAAACCATTTATCAACAGCGATACACCTGCGATACCCAGACCAATCCCGGTCCAGCTTTGTAACTTATCCGACTTCCTTCCGGCATCCGTACAGGCCGCCAGTGCACATTCCAAAGGTGTAAGTTCCGGTTCGAACGCGTTTACCATCAATGCCGCCCCCACCCCTATAAGCATCAAACCGCCGATAATAAAGCCCGGGCTCCTGACCTTTTGAATCAACGGACCTTGGTTTGATTCCAGCCGGCTGTCGCGTCGACCGAGATTGACGCTAGCCGTATCCCTTGAAAATGCAAGGACTTCGGGTATCTTTCTATCTTGGGCGCCCGCCTTGGCCGCCAACATCAATCCGGCTATGACTATCAAATAAATGAGTTTCATCTGATCTCCTATACAATTTTAATTTATGCCTCGATGGCCGAGGCATATTTTGCATTTAGACCACACCCATCCGGGCCAAGGTCCAAAATATCATAGAGATACCGACGCAAAATCCTAAGATAAAGAATAACAAGGCCACTGCCCAACCTACCGGAGTCCAGAACCAGCCAAGCGGCGTCGCGTCCGGCCGGCCGGTGAAGGTCTCCATCGTCCCGTCCCGGGACTGTCGAAAAATACGATAGAACGATGTCTTTTTTATGAGCATGATACTATAACCCAGCATATAACCTTCACGTGACGAGTTCGTTCCACGTGAGGAAACTCCATGTAGATTTTTCCACCCGGAACACAGGGGTCCGGCAGAAGAAGGGCCAGGCCCATCGAAACGGGAAACAAGCCGAACTTACCCCTACGCGGAAACCCGGCGACTGCTAGGATTTCGTCTTTGCTGAAATTTTGCATCTGGATGCCTTTGAGACCAGATTTCTTCGATGGTGCCTTGATAGAATCGTGCTAGATTTATCGCACAAAGTAATGAGATCGAGTTACCCTTCTCCGCCGACAGTACGGTAGGCGCGGTAACCCCCACGGCCTGGGCCACCGTCTTGAGAGAAAGACCCCGAATTTTTCTTAGTGTTTTCAATTTCGTTTCGAACGCCGATTGATTCATCACCCGGGTATTCTACCCCAAAAATTAAAGAAATTAAACAAATTATGGAAATATTTATACTCATAAAGTTGTATTTATGATGTACCCTGGTGTTTCATTAAGTCCCTTAAAGTTATGGTATGAAAGGGGTTAAGGGTCGGACAAGGCCCTCCAGGGGGCATATCTAGTAAATATTTATCAACAACTTACGGGCGAGAGGGTACGAGGAGGGTACAAAACAGGCCCTTTTATCAACAACTTACGGGCGAGAGGGTACACCGAATATCCCGCAAATGATTGAAAACAAAGGAAAACGGGCGTTTTTGGGTGTACCCTATATAGGGTAAATCGTTTCTTTTTTTTTTTCGTTTTTTTTTGAAATTTTATTTTCGAAGGGTAGGGTACAGCCAAAAGAGGTAGAAATTCCTTTAAAATCTACTATATATGGGGTTTTTGGTGTACCCTCTCACCCGTAAGTCGTTGAAAAATGCCCCCCTTTTGTACCCTGGGTGTACCCTCTCACCCGTAAGTCGTTGAAAAATGAAGGCAAATCGTACCCTCATAGAGTTAAAAAAAGCTAATAAATGGGATTTTTGCATATTCTAATGCATATTGGTAGGCGAAATGCATACTTTTTAGGTGAGTATTAACTGTCCCCGGAGGCGAAATGCATGCTTTTTAGGTGAGTATTGGCTATCACCGGAAAGAAAAGGTTTACTTTCAGGGCCGTTTTTTGATACCTTATCCTTTATAGGGGGAAAAAATTGAGCGCCGGAAAGCCCAACTATAGAAAACACAAGGCTTTTATGATCGCCTCCCGGCAACGAACCGTCTCGGAGTATTACCTGGCAGGCCTCACTATTGTGATGATCGCCGAACGGCTCTCGCTTTCCCTGGCTACCATCTCCAAAGACCTAAAGACCCTCAAACAACTTTGGGCCTCAGAGAATATTCGGCTCCGGGAAAGGTATGTAAAGAGGGAACTAGCCCGCCTCTCGAACCTAGAGCAATATGCCATCGAACATTTGGCCGAACCTGAGGAAATTTTTAACGCCACGGGAGACCTGGTTTCCGGACCCAACCCCGTTAAGTTCATTCAGGCTATGTTGAAGATTATCAAACGCCGGTCGATGCTTCTCGGCCTCGATGCCCCAATTCGGTTGGAGCTGGATGCTACCCAAGGCTCGGAAGACATCGTTGCCCGGTCCGCCACCATGTCTGACCTTGAGATTAAGATGGTTCTGAAACGAAGTTTGACCATTCGAGCACAATTAAGCAAAGGAACTAAGTCTAAAAATGTCATCGACATTTCCCCAAGTCAATCAATCTAACCCGGACCTTCCCGAGGGTTTGCTGTCCTTCGACGAAGAGTTTCAGCTGGCGAATAGGGTAAAGAACAGGGGTTTAGCCCGGGAGCGTCTTATTCCATTTTGTGAGTTTACCTATGGCGGGTACAGGGCAAACTGGCACCATGAGCTTATTGCGGAAAAGCTGGAGGCCGTGTTACGGGGGGAATTAAAGAGGGTAATGTTTTTCGCCCCTCCGCGACATGGTAAATCTGAACTTTGTTCGGTACGCTTTCCCGCCTTCTACCTGGGGCACAAACCTCAGGACTCCATCATCGCGTGTTCCTATGCGGAGAATCTGGCCTGTACCTTTAGCCGAGCTACCCGGGCTTGCGTTCGGTCGCCCCAATATCATGAGCTCTGGCCCATTAAGCTTAGTCGAAAGGGTGACGTTCGCTGGCAGCTGGATGGTAAGAAAGACGAACGGCCCTCTTATATCGCGGCCGGCATTAACGGCTCGGTGTCCGGGGAAGGGGCCAATCTTCTTATAATTGACGACCCCATTAAGACGGCCAAGCAGGCATATTCCAAGGGTTACCGAGACGACTGTTGGAACTGGTATCGGTTGGTAGGCCGAACCCGTCTTCAACCAGATGCCTCCATTATATTGATGATGACTCGTTGGCATGACGATGACCTGGCCGGTCGAATCATTCAACAAATGAAGGAGGACCCCACGTCCACCCAGTGGGAAATCGTGGTTCTGCCCGCGGAAAATCTAGAAGGAGGGGAAGGGCACCTCCCCTACCCGGCCCTTTGGCCTACCCAATATAGTACCAAGGCCCTAGCGGATATTCAAAAGGACATTGGACTTTATGCTTGGTGGGCCCTCTATCAACAGTCGCCCCGAATCGCTTCGGGTACCGTCTTCAAGCGTGAGTGGTGGCCTATCGTGGACCTGGTACCGGAGCTGGCCTTCAAGCTTCAGGTATGGGATACCGCGTTTGGGGGTGACGACTATTCGGTTTGTCAAACTACCGGGATTCGGCTTAAGACTGAGGCCCCCCGGTTCATCGGCATGGACGTCTGGCGGGATAGACCGATATGGCCTGACTTAAAACAAGCTGCAGTAGACCAGTATGAGAAACATAAACCCGACGTGGTAGCCATCGAGCTGAAGGCGACCGGCATATCCTTGATTCAGGACTTGCAGGCCACCCATCCGCACATTCCGGTTATCGGCATCGACATTAAGAATACCCCCCACCCGGTACGGACGGCGGCCGTGGTAACCCAAGTGGCCAATGGACAGTACGGTCTTGCTCGGGGGGAATGGAACTCGGCCTTTATCGACGAACATTCCGAATATCCCCTAGGGGCGCATGATGACCAGGTAACGACCACGGTTCATATCTTGAACTTGGTGGTACATGGGGGCTATGGGACCGACGGCTCAAAGGTGGTTATCTTCGATGCCTTGAACCAATTACCGGGGGCCGACCAAGACCAACGTGCTCAAATAGCCCAACAGATGAGCATCGGTGCGGGATACTAAATGATTATTAAGCCAAAACGTATGCGAAAAACAAAGGCCCAGGCCGTCGGGAAGTTACTTGAGGAGGCGATTCATTCCTCTGCAGAACTGGAGTTGGCTTTGGAAGATAAGGGCTGGGTACGGTTCAGTGGTGAAGAGGAGGGTCTTCAAACCGTCGACCGAATGGCCCTTATTAAGCGCTCAAGAATTCATTGGCGGTTTGATCCTTTGGCCAAGCAGGCGATTCGCATCTGGGTAGATTATTCCGTAGGGAAAGGTTTGAATTTCAGCATTAAGGACTCAACTCAAAGTATCCGTGTGACGGAGTTCTGGGAGGACCGTCGAAACCGGGTTCTTCTATCTAGTCAAGGCCAAAAGAAGTTGGCCCGTCGGTTGCTGGTAGATGGTGATGTCTTCTTCGTAATATTCCCGACATCCACTGGTCCGCTTCTACGAACCATCGACCCCCTTCAGATTGCTAACATCATTACGGACCCGAATGACGAGGAACGTGTGCTGGCCTACGAGCGCCGGTTCTTCTTAGCGGACGGCGGAGAAAAGAGACTCTTCTATAGGGACTGGACCGCCGAGGCTACCCAGGCGGGTGAGGATGAGAGGGTCGTTGATATAAAGGACAGCGACGGGAAGTTGATAACAGACTTTGAGGAGGCCATTGTTTACCACGTGGCCTATGATTCTATTAAGCATTGGGGAAACGGGTTGCTGGTACCCGGTATCGCATGGTCGCGAGAGGTAAAGAACTTCATGGAGGCCCGGGTTTCCATCGTTCGGTCCCTGGCACAGTTTGCCATGAAGCTAAAGGGTAAGACGGCCGGAGCCGTAAACAAGCTTTTCAAACAGCTTCAATCCAGTTTTCAGACCGGGGCCACTAAGGAGAGCAATCCCCCGGCGGCCCCCGGGTCCACCTGGTTCGAGTCGGAGGGGGCGGAACTATCCCATATGCCCCGGGATACCGGGGCGGGTAATGCCAAGGATGACGCCAATCAAATAAAGTTGATGTTTTGTTCCGCTGTGGGTGTCTTCCTTCATTACTTTGGTGATCCGTCCACCGGAAACCTAGCCACGGCCACGGCCATGGAACTTCCCATGCTCAAACAGTTTCAATCCTTCCGGGAACTATGGACGGATACCTATAGGGATTTGTTCGCCATCGTCCTGGAAACCGACAACCTGGGTAAGATGGACCTGGACTGGCCCCCCATCGTGGAGACCGATTTTAAGGCCGTGGCGGAGGCCGTCAGTAAGATGGTGACCGCCCTGCCGGAGCTCAAGAATCTGGATGAGATTGTCCTAAAGGTCATCACCAGCCTGGGTATCCGAAACGCCAGTGAGGTCCTAAAGGAGTTTAAGAAGTTGAAAAAGGAGGCGGCTAAAAAGCAAGAGGACCAGGCCGCCGAGCTGGAACGCCAGCGACAGACCCCACCGACCCTGGTGGACCAGGCTAAGGTGGAATCTACTTTGAGGGCGGTAAAGGAACTTCGTGAGAGCATTGAATCTGCTGGCTAATGAACTAGGTCTTCTGGAGGAGGCCCTTCGACGTACGGGCACTTTGTCGGCCCTGGGGGTACGTCTCTCCAATTCCCTTCGCCGTGATCTGGAAGCCTACTTTCGAAAGTTACAGTTTCAGATAGAAGCTATACACCTGGAGGACTTGGCGGAAAGCCTGGTGGTAGACCCGCTTAATCTTGATGCAGCGGCAGCGGCCGCGGAGAGGGAGGTGTCCAGTGGGGTTGAACCCTTAATTCTGGAGAATTCCAACCTATTGTTTAGCATCTTATTTGGAAACTTGAGGCGTGCCTTTCTGGAAGGAAGGACCCAGACCGACCAAAAGCTTCTTCTGGCCGAGGTAGACTCCTCCGTTCTGGAGGGTGACATACGAGCGGCTACATGGGCCGTCCAGAGGGGCTCGTCGCTGGTACGCGGGATAGATGAGACCACCCGGAACCGTCTGGCCTCCGTGGTAGGGGGCGGGATTCGGGACCGGGTAGGCGTTCGGGGTCTGGCTCGACGTATTCGGACAGATTTTCCTAAGATGAATCGCGCGCGCGCAAAGATGATTTCATTGACCGAGACAAATCATGCCCTATCACAGGGTGCCCTGGAACGGATGATGGAACGGGGGGCTAAGTTCAAGACTGTGGTCCTCTCACCCGCGCCCTGTCCCATCTGCATTGCCAATAAGAATCAGGGGGGAATCCCGGTCGACCGGGCCTTTAACTCAGGTCACCTACGGTCGCCGTTCCATCCCAATTGTCTCTGTACCATCGTTCCTGCCCGGAATCTTGGGAAACCAAAGGTCGCCTCCTCGGTTTCTAAGCCGGTAAAGGTCAAACCGGCGGTGCCGCCCCCACCGGCCCCCACCCCCGCAGAGATAAGGCCTCCGGTTCTGGAGCTTTTGGTATCTGCTCCCGGTATTCCGGGGGTAAGTGAAAAGTTCAAGCGAGGGGTAGCCTTACTTCCAGAACGATTCGCCGACATTTCTTCAGAGGCTAGGGCAACCTTGGCAAGGACCATTAAAAAGGATTTTGAACTTCAAAACTTAAAACGTTCTGTTGATATATGGTCTCGAGAAGGTACTGAGGGAATTAGGGCCTCCGCTGAAAATTTAATAAAACGCGGGGTTCAAATAAATCTTGGGGGTTCTCCCGCGGAGTCATTGATTCTTGGAATACGGGCCGCCCCTACCGTTCAACGGACAACCTATCGAGGGCTTAGCTTATTTGAGGGAGAAGAGGCTATAAAGTTATTAAAGGTTCAAGTAGGTAGTAAGATGCAACTCGGCCCGCAATCGTTTTCATATAATCGGAATATCGCAGAAGAATTTGCCGGTATTAGTCCCTCGACTGCTCTTGAAGGCGATGAGTCGGTAATGTTTGAGCTGGTAGGTGCCTCAAAGGGTATCAATGCCAGCTCTTTGGTGGGTGGAAATTTTGCTAGAGAGGTGGAGTTTATTACCGACGGTATATTTAAGGTAATTAGTCGAGAGGTCAGAACCATAAAGAAAGTTAAGGTAAACTGGTTTAGAATACAACAGGAAGGGGTCTTTTAATGGAAACCAATGAACTTCCACAAGTACCCTTTGACCCTACCCTGGACTTTACCGACCTGGGTCCTAGACGAATGGGAGAATCAGAACTACCGTTAAGGAACCAACCTCAATAAGAGGAGGAAGAAGAAAAATGAAGAATCGTTGCTGGCTGGGCGACACGGTTTCCTTGCAAGAGGGAACTTACAACCCGACAAAGGGGGAGGTGACCATCACTATTATCAAGCCTGGGTTCAACCACTCAAAGAGTCGGTTCTATCCCCGGGAGGTCTTGAAACGAGACCATAAGGTCTTTGCCGGGGCTAAGATGTTTCTGGACCACGCCTCCGCCCGGGAAAGGTCCGAAAAGCCGGAGGGCTCGGTCGGGAACTGGGCCGGACAGATAAAGGACCTTTGGGTGGAGAGCGACGGGCGGGTAAGGGCTCGGGCGGCCGTCATCAGTGAGAGCTTAAAGACCCAGCTAGCCAACCTGGCCTCCCACAATCTGCAGCATCAGATGGGCATCAGCATCCGGGCCATCGGGGAGGGTACCCCGACAAAGCATGAGGGGGTGGATACCCTGATGGTTGAAAGTCTCTTAGAAAGCGCCTCGGTGGACTTCGTGACGGAGGCGGGAGCCGGGGGCCGGGTAGAGGTATTTGAATCCGCCGCCCCGAAGGTATCGTTAGGTCTGCTGACCTTGGAGGAGATCAAAACCAAGCGGCCGGACCTATTAACCCAACTACAATCTGAACGAGGAGGAGAAGGTATGGACAACAAGGAACTACAGGAGAAAAACGACAAGCTTACCCGGCAGGCCGGAGAGTTTGATGTCAAGTCAAAGGTTTCCGAGGACCGGGAAAAAACGCTGAGCAAAGAACTCAAGGAAGCCAAGGACAACCTGGCCAAGAAAGACAAAGAAGGCGTTGTGGCCAAAAATCAGATGGAGGTCGGCAAGTTGATCGAGGCCTCTAAGCTTCCGAAACCCTCCCAGGAGCGGTTGAAAAAACAGTTCGAAACCGCGGAGACCATCACCGACGTACCCGTAGCGATCGAGGCCGAGCGGAAGTACGTCGAAAGCCTTACCCAACCATCCGGAGCGTCGAACATGGGTGGTTCGGGCGGGGAGGACGGGGACAAGGTAATTGACCCCAAGGCCCAGAAGGAAATTCAGGAGAACCTGGAAAAGGGGTTCATCCGTCTGGGTCTCGACGAGAAGGAGGCCAAGATAGCGGCCTCTCTCTAATATCATCACAAGGAGGAGGATTTACAAATGGCAAAGAACTTCGAGCAAGTAGGTAACACGCTGACCGTGGCGGAGTCAACGCTGACCCACATCGATTCAGGTGACGGGTTGGTAAACAGTGGGGAACCCTGCACCTTTGGGGCCGGTGACCAGTTTGCCGGAATCGCTCAAATCGATGCGGTGGCTACTACCACCCAAATTCCGGTACTGCGAAAGGGCGTACATCGCCTTGCGGTTACCGGTCGAGACCAGGTCCCGGCGGACTCTGCCGTGGCCGTAGGGGACGCCCTCTACATTGATGTACCGGAGGGTCAGATTAACAAGGACGGAACTCTGGGTGTCTTGCTGGGTTATGCTCTGGGAACCGTGGGCGCCGGGCTCACCGCAACCATCCCGGTAATGATGAAGGACGGGTAGCCCCCGTAACATCTCAAGCAGGAGGAGGATTTTTACAATGAAGAAGGATATTCTAGAGGTTATGAAGGATGAGAAGCTCGACCCCTCCGTGGGTGAACGGGCCTCGAAAATTCATAACTTCAACGAACGTTTGAACACGTTCATCGAGCTGGTTTCAAACGCGAGGGGGTACTCCGCACGCAAGCGCGCGTATCTTTTGGAGGAGGCCTCCTCAACCTCTGATTTCCCACTTCTCTTTGGTAACGTGCTAGAGCGACAACTCCTGGCAAAGTATCAGATTGCTCGGCCGGATTGGCGGAACTATATTGCCGCAGGAACCCAACGGGACTTTCGGCCCTCCGACGCAATTGGAATCTTCGGACTCCAAGGGCGTCTCAATACCGTTAGTCAACGTGGTGAGTACAAACAGGACAAGGAACTCGGCGAGGGTAAGGTTTCCATCACCCTCAAGAAGTACGGGCGCCTGTTCGGTTTGGGTTGGGAGGCGATGGTCAACGACGAGCTGGGGGCGTTCAATGACGTGGCCCAGCGGTTGGCCGATGCCGCCCTTCGGACGGAGTTCTTCCAGGCCACAAGTCTTATCACTCAAAGTACCGGGCCCAACGTTCTGCTTTACGGGGACGCCCTGACCCACCCGATCGACGGGGCGACCATCGACAATCTAGGAACCTCCAACCTCGACCAGGCCGGTCTGGAGCTTGCCGTAGCGGCCCTACGGGAACAGAAAGATACGGACGGGGAACCCATCCTGATTGAAAGCTTCTCTCTGGTCGTTCCTCCGTTCAAGGAAATTGCCATGCTGAAGCTTTTACGGACCGACCTCACCATGGTTCCGACCACCTTGGCCACCATTCGGCTAGGCCCGGCGTTCAGCATTACGGGACACGTCAATCCCTATCTTCCCATCGTGGATACCTCAGGGGCGAAGAACTTCACCTGGTATCTGTTCGCCAACCTGTCGTCTGGTCGGTCGGCTCAACTCAACTTCATGAGAGGTCGTGAGGCCCCTCAATTGGTAATGAAGGCTCCTGACAAACAAGCGATCGGCGGCGGAGACATCTCGCCCCTGGACGGTGATTTCCTGACCGACTCCATGTGGTGGAGGGTTCGCCATATCCTCGGGGGCGTTCAGATTGACCCGAGATTTACCTTTGCCCAGGTCGGTTCGGCTTAACCTGGGATAGAGGAACTTCGCGGCGCAGGGGGTTTCTTGACGGAAACCCCTTTATCTCTAGAGAAGGAGGAGGTATGAGTTTTACAGATTTTCTTGAACTTGAAGTTTTAGATCAATTGTTCGGTGGCCTGGATTACCCGGAGCCGGTCACCAGCTGGATTGGACTCTCAACCACGACACCCGCCGATAACGGTACCAACTTCACGGAACCGGTGGGCAACGGCTACGCACGTCCGGCCCCGGCCAACAACAAGACGACCTGGACCGTCGCCGCGGCGGGAGCCCTGGACAACGCGATCGTCATCACGTTTGCCACGGCGTCGGGCGGAAGCTGGGGTACGGTAACGCATTTTGGGATTTTCGATGCCCTGACGGCCGGGAACCTCTTGGCCACCGGAGCGTTGACCACCTCAAAGACGATTAACGATGGGGACACGGCGGAGTTTGCAATCGGCGCGCTCGACATTACCCTGGACTAAGGGGTATCGAAATGAACCTGCGCGGGTTCTTTGCCGGGGCTCACCGAACTGTAGCCGCCGAGGCGTAAATGGATTCTCTGCTCAGTCAGGTCAAAGAACTAGAGAAGGCGAGGATACTTATTGACAAGTTCAAAATAAGACTGTCTCGTGTCGTGGTCGACGCAGAAGATGCGAAGGTTGAACTTAATGGATTACGGGCCAGCTTGACGATATTAAAACAATGGATGGAGGAAAAATGAAAACACTGATTCTGGTAATGCTGTTGGCGGCCATGCCGCTGTTTGCGCAAGCACCACCTACAAAGATTACCGTAGGCGAACCGTTTTTGTTGACCTTGGATTACCCACACTTTTCGGCAACCGCTCGAGGGTGTGCTGACTCCACCGAACTGGATTGTATTAGTGCGTTCCATCTGTGGGACATCACGGGCGGGCAGAGGTTTTCGCTCGGGATGGAACCTGCCCCAGCGGGAGCAAGCGCGCCAATGACTGGACTTTCGCACCTGATTGACGGAGCTAACAATCAAAGACTAGGGTTACGTAAATTTGTGGCTACAACGGTGCTAAGAACAGAGATCGGCGACTTTGAAAGTATAGACAGCGTGGAGGCGAGGGCTGTCATGGTCCCTTTGCCGGGCGACGGGACAAGGGTAAATCCCGTCCCCTAGGGAATCCCCAAGGGGGAAAGGCGGAGAGAGAGCTAATGGCTTTTCCTGTTGTTTCGAGTAGAGCGCAACAAGCATTCACAATCTCCACAACTGTCCATGCAGTTACTATGCCCGCCACAGTGGATTCGGGTGATTTGCTGTTGGTCTTTTTCGTCTGCGATCGAACCTTCACGGTGACCACTCCTTCGGGGTGGACCAATCTATTTAATACCACGGTCGGCTCGGATATTAGATATAACGGGTACTACAAAATCGCGGATGGTACCGAAGATTCCACAACCGTTGATTTCGTTACAAGCAGTAGCAATCTCGCCGTCGCAGATACCTACAGGATTACTTCTTGGCACGGTACAACACCACCGGAGGTAGGAACCTCCGCTACGGGAACCGATGCAAACCCTGATCCGCCGTCACTTAGTCCCAGTTGGGGAGCAGAAGATACTTTATTCTTGGCGTTAATGGGAATTGATGATGGGGGCGCCGCCTCGATAACCATATCCGCCTATCCAACAAGCTATACAGATGGAGCTTTTCTGGTAGCAAACGCCGCAGATATTGCATCGGTCTGTTTAGCATCGGCCCGACGCGAGTTAAATGCAGCCTCAGATGATCCAGGAACCTTTACGGCAAGTCTTTCTACCGAAGGATGGGTAGCACAGACTATGGCTATCCGCCCAGTGGCGGCAGGGACCACCCATCAACTTGCGGGCTCTATTGCCGGTCTTTCAACTTTAGTCGGCAACATTGTTCTTAATAAGCTTATACTAGCCGGTATCATCCCGGCCGTCTCCACAGTTGTCGGAAACTTGGCCGTTGACCATTCCCTGGCGGGGACAATATCGGCCACCTCTGCCCTACCTGCCGCAACCCTTGGTATAAAGAGGCCCCTGGCGGGAGTAATCATTGGGATTTCAACCCTAGATGCCGACCTGACTGTAGTGGGTATGATTGACCTGGCCGGTTCCATTGGGGTGATCTCAGGTCTGGCGGGAGACCTGGTTGTAGACCATCCTCTGGCCGGGGTTATCGCCGGGGCCTCTGCCCTGGTTGGAAATGTTCTAATAACCCGAGGCTTGGCTGGTCCTATCGCCGGAATCTCTAGCCTGGTGGGCCAGGTGGGTATTACTCGAGGCTTGGCAGGAGGGGTAACCGCGGTTACCACGCTTTCCGGTAACATAAATATAGACCTTTCCCTGGCGGGGATTATCACGACGACTTCCATTCTAAGTGGGAATCTGGGGATAATCCTGTCGCCTACCCGGTCCAATCCTCTTCTCATAAGGGATTTCTTTCAAAAGAAAAATATCCATACGGGTCGAATGCAGACTTTGTTAGATAAAGGAAGGACACAATAATGTCATTTACCTTTGACGTCACGGCATTGGATAACGTGGGAAAGGTTCGAAGTCGAATCGGAGATACGGACTCGGCAAATATAATCTTTCACGATGAAGAAATCCAGGTTTTTTTAGCCGATGAAAATAGTAACATCGTCCACGCCTCGGCGCTTGCCCTGGAGGTTATGGCCTCCAGCGCGTCTTTGCTCTCTAAGATGGAAAAGATAGGGGACTATAGCGTAACTGGTACCAAGATGGCAGAGATGCTTCTGGCAACGGCGGCGAAGATGCGGGAGGCTGACCCGGTAGTAGGTTACGCAGAACAAAGCCTAAGCCCGGAGAACAGCAATAAGATTGTCTGGAATCGACTGCTAAGGAGCGGCTGATGTCCTTTACGACCTGGTTGAATATTACCTGTAACCTAGAACGGTTTAATCCGGGGGTTCTGGACAGTTATAATCGACCTACGGGAACCTGGGATTCTTTGGCCGCAAATGCCAAATGTCGAATTCAGAAATCAAAGGGCAAGGAATTTAAGGTTAAGAGCGAGATGAGGTTATCAACCCATACCCTGTTTCTACAGACTCAGGATGTGACGGAGAAGGACCGGGTAGTAATCTCCACAGTAGTCTATAACATTCTGAGCGTAGAGGATGCGGCGGGACACGTTCATCATCTGGAATTAGAGCTGGAACTAGTGGAGGCATAATATGGTTTTGGACCTGAAGGTAACGACCACGTTCGGTAAGGGGGTCAAGGGTAAATTTCTGGATGCCATCGAACGCGGCTTTCAAAGGGGTATGCTCCTTGAGGTACTTCCGGATGCCGTGAAGAATTCTCCATTTGAGTTTGGAAATAATCGCCGGTCCATAAATTTCGAACTGAAGCGGACCTCGGACGGCATCGAGGGTTCTATCTTTTCTCAGTCAGGTTATGGAGGGTACCTGGAGGTCGGGACCTCCAAGATGCCGGCCCGCCCGTACCTTCGACCCGCGGTAGAGAAAAACCGGGAAAAAATTCTAGAGGAAATATTGGGGGAGGTTTAAAAGATGATTGACGTCAATCGTGCCCTTATTGCCTTCTTAGCCACGGACGCCCCCCTGGTGGCCAACGTATCCACGCGCGTCTGGACGCCCCGGCTTCTTCAGTCGGCTACTTTTCCGGCCATCAATCTATTCGTGGCGAATGGTAGGGTCCTGGGAGAAATTCCAATCATCGAGACCACCTTTCAGATTACTTGTTGGCACGGTACCGATGCCGAGAAGGCCCGGGAGACCAGTCGACTCCTGCATGATGCGCTTCATGGAAAGGCCAACCAAAATATTCCGGGGGTCGGCTTTATGCTGACTGCCTTTGAGGATGTCTTAGGTCAAGATATCGTAGACCCGGATAACGGTTGGTTCAGTGTTTTAAGTTTTTACCGAGTACGATTCAGAGAAAATTAAGGAGGAAATCGAATGGCAACGAATATTCCGGTTCAATCATCGGGTGGAACCTCAGCGACGGTATATACCTTGACCCCTGCCGCCAGTACAATGGAATTTTCAAATAACGGGAATACGCTTCTTCTCATAGATGGTAGTACCACGCCCACTGGAACGGTGACCATCGTCAGCGTACCCTGTTCCCACAAACGTTCCCTGAACATTACCCAGGTCATAGCGGCTATCACCTTATACGTGGCCGGTCCGTTTGAAGAGAGCCTTTTCAATGATGTGAACGGGAAGGTTCAAATTACCATCGACACCGTAACCGACATCAGTCTCGCGGCGATTGCCATCGGGAGATAGAGGAGGAAACAAATGAGCACGGATGTTCAAAACATTTTAATCGGAGCGGGAAGGTTTTATACCTCCCCGGTAGGAACCACCGCGCCGGATGAGAACCTCAACAACCTGGTGTGGCCCGGGGGTTGGGTGGAGGTCGGCTTTACCCAGGGTGGCATCGAGTTCCAATATACTCCGGAGGTACTTGACATCGAGGTGGACCAGGAACTGGCGCCGGTTAAGAGAATCCTGACCGGAGAAGAGCTGTTGGTTCAAGTACCGGTAGTTGAGGCTGATCTTCGGAACCTGAAACTCGCCATCACGGCCTCGGCATTTTCACAAGAGTCTGCCGGGTCTGGCATTACGGGCAAGGATATTTTGACCTTCGGCTCTGGAACCATCAATGAAATTCAACTTGGTTTCGAGGTGGAGTCTCCGGAGTCGGTCGCCGACGGTACACAGGGCTGGAGGCTGGCCTTGGTCTGGAAGGCCGTATCGCTCGGCCAGGTATCTCACGCCTACAAGAAGGATGAGGTAACCTTGATTCCAATTGAGTTTCGGGCCATCGTCGACAGTTCAAAAGCAAAGACCGAGCGTCTCGCCAGGTTCGTCGACTGGACCGCCGTATCGACATAGAAAGGAGGGGGCATGGAGAAGAATCGAACTGAAGATGTAAAGATTCTTCAATCTTTTATCAGGGTATCACTGGGGGGTACGGAATATGAAATTCAACCCCTGACCATCAACCAGCAATATCTCTGGCGGGAAAAATTCTTCAAGGAGTTTCAAGGGGTCGCGAAGGTGTTCAAAAAAGAATCGCGACTCCTTACCTTCTTGAAGAGGAAAGACGAGACAGAGCAATTTGTAGACGCGATGCAAGTCAGCTTTTTATCTTTTCCTCGGCGCGTAAGTGATTTGTTCTTTGCCTACGCGCCGAATCTACCTCGCAAGTTTATTGAGAAAACCGCAAACGAGGGCGAGTTGATGCAGGCCTTTCTTAAGATATGGCGGCTAGCTTTCCCTTTTTTCGACCTTCTCGAAGGCGTGCTGAACCTCGTGGCACCGGTGTTGGGCAAGTCTATGAAATTGCCCTAAAAGAATGGGGACTAACTCCGGAGTATATCAACGCTACTTGGACAGAGGAAAAATTTGAACTACTTCTTGAAAAACTTAGTGAGAGGATTGTGGCTGAAAGAGAATTTCAAGCTAAGATTCACGGGGCAGAACTGAGGTCAGGTAAAAAGAACTATGTTTCTCTTGAAGAATTTTCAGCAGGTGGAACGGGCATCAGGCTCGTAAAGGCCGGAGGAAAGAAAAAAGATAATGATAAATTTAGGTGATGGAGTCTACAGATTCTTCGGTAATACCAAGGGGGTAGACAAGGCCCTATCCGACGTGGAGAAAAAGGCCAAGCGCTCCGGTAAGAAGGCCGCCAAGGGATTCGGGGGACCTCTCGGGGCCGCCCTCAAGGGAATCAAGTCCCTCGCCTTGACGGTAGGGGCCGCCTTCGGGGCCTTGGCCATCGTAAAGATCTTTAAGGATATGACCTCCGCCGCCATTGACTTTGAAAAAGCCTTTGCAAACGTATCTACCCTGATTGATACTCGGACCCCGCAGGGGGTGGCCCAGTTAGAGAATCTTCGGAAGGAGATTCTAGACCTGGACCCGGCCCTGGGATCGGCCACTGAATTAACCGAGGGACTTTATCAGGCATTATCCGCCGGGGTTAAACCCGCCCAGGCCGTTAAACTGGTGGCCGAGGCCGCCCTGTTCGCTAAGGCCGGGTTGACCAGTACCTCGGTGGCCGTAGACGTTCTTACCACGATTATGAACGCATATGGTAAGTCAGCCGACGAGGCCAATGAAATTAGTTCCGTTCTCTTCGCTACCGTTCAAGATGGTAAGACCACGGCGGAACAGCTTGCCACCTCCTTAGGTAAGGCCATTCCTAACGCGGTGGCTCTCGGTATCGAGATAACCGAACTTAACGCGGCGATAGCCACCCTTACCCTCGGGGGATTCAAGACCTCCGAGGCCGTGACCGCTCTCCAGCAAGTTATGAAGTCGGTCATCAAACCAACCGAAAAATCAAGGGAGGCCCTAGCCGCCGCGGGACTTACGGCCGCCGACCTAAGGGACGTCATCGCTAAGGATGGGCTGGTCGGTGCCCTAAAGATTCTTGGAGAAATTACCGGTGGGAATATCGAGAAGGCCGGTGAATTCTTTGAAAGTCAAGAAGCCCTTAACGGCGTGCTGGCCTTGACCGGGAAACAGGCGGGTGACTTTGCTCGAATTATCGAGGACCTTGAGGCGGCCCAGGCCGACGGAAACGTTACCGCGCGGGCGGCTGAAAAGATTTTTGCTACGTTCGGGGAACAGGTTGCGATTGCCGGTCGAAAGATTCAGACGGAATTTATCAAGTCATTTAACGAGGAGTTTACCCCCGCCCTTCAAAGTGCCCTGTTGGTAATGGGGGACATAAGCGGGGGAACCGACAGCCTTCGAATAATCTTGAACCTAACCGCAAGGGCCCTGACCTTCGTCGTTCAAGGTTGGCAGTCGCTGGTCTTTATTCTCCTAGGGGCCAAGGCTGGAGTCTTAGAAATTCAGCTGGTAATAGAAAAACTTATAGAAAGATTTCCCACCCTCGCGAAGGTCATGGGTATCACCGGGAACGGCGTTGAGAAAACTGTAGAGCGACTTAATTCTACGGTAGACAGTTTGCTTAAGGTAAAGGAGAGAATACTTGACCTAAAAGAAGTTCAGGCTGAACTTAAAAGACAGGCTGATGAGTCGGCAAAATCACTTGGGGATTTGGGAAAGGCGAATGACGACGTTGCGGATAAGACCGATAAAAATTCAGACTCGCAAAGAGAACTTAGGGACCGTTATGAAAAGGTACGGGACTCCGTAAACGATTTACTTCGGATAAAGAGCAAGCTCCCCCCGGCCATCGAGAGAGAGATAAGGGCCACCAAGAGAATCATCGAGCGGTTGCGCGAGGAGAGGGAGGAGAGGGAGGCCCTGGCCTCAACCATTTCAAGGGGCCAACTCGACATAAGAACCCTGGGTGGCCCTGGGCCGCAGGCCATAGAAACTATAAATGAGATGGAACGGGCGACCATTAAGGCCAATGATGCGATGCAGGATTATGCTCATACCATCGGACAGGCATTTGAGGATGCTATCCTAGGGGGAAAGGGTTTTAGGGAGGTATTGAAGGGTCTTTTTCAAGATATTACCAGAATCGCATTAAGGGTCGCGGTTACCATCCCGCTTCAAAATTTCTTTACCAAGATATTTGGCGGGGTCAAGCTTCCCGGCTTCGCGGGTGGAGGTCGGCCCCCGGTTGGCTTTCCCGTCGAGGTGGGTGAAAAGGGTCGAGAGTTATTCGTCCCTGACGTTCCGGGTACCATAGTGTCTAACGCCGACCTAAAGAGGGGGGCAGGGAACGTTACGATTATCAATCAAATTGATGCCCGAGGGGCCGATCCGGGGATAGAGTTTAGGGTAGCCGCTATGTTTAAGAGATTTCAACAACAGGCGGTGGCCCAGTCCCTGGCCACCCTGGCCGACGCCAGATTAAGGGGAGGAGGATAGCATGGCAATTATTTTTCCAAGGGTACTTCCCCCCACGCCTGGGAACGGAATTATCCGAGCGGAACTGGTAGGTCAATCGGTAGTGGGTTCTACCCTCTCACCGTTTACCCTTCAGGAACAGGTGCAGGTTGGCCAGGGCCAGCGATGGCAGATGGGGTTAAGTATTCCGCCGATGCAGCGGGACGAGGCTGAGGCCTGGGTGACCTTTCTTCTATCGCTCAACGGCAAGGAAAATAAATTTCTGTTGGGGGATTTCGCCAATAAGATACCTCAGGGTTCGGGTGGGGGTAACCCGGGGGTCGACGGGGCGCATACCAGTCCTGTAAATACGATAGCCACCTTCGGTTGGACCCCATCTATCAACGGGATTCTATTGCCCGGTGACTATATTCAGGTAGGACATAACTACCTCATCAAGGTAAACGAATTCAATGATGCAACTTGGTTGAAGAATGAATGTACCTCGTCTACTAATACTATCGTTGCCCCGAACGGCGTCACCGAGGCGGAACGTGTGACACCCGACGGCGGAGCTACCAATGCTTGGATTCGGCAAGCTATCACGAGTGGTTTGCCATTGATTCCGAATCGTACATTCATTGCGCGAGTTTGGCTGAAGGCCGCTTCTGGTAGTTTTGACATAACTATCTCAGTAAGAAATCAAGGTGATACGACGAGAGGAACCAATACGATTACAGTCACTACGACTTGGACAGAATTCTTTGTGAGTGGTACGTTCGTATCAGGAGATACCGAGTTACGTTTTTTTATTGGTGCAGGTTTGACTTGGGTTGTAGCTGAGGGGCCAATTGATATGTGGGGCGCATCATTGGACGACGAACTGACCGATCAACGACTCTATAAGGTATTGGAACAGGTTAACTCGGATGCCGACGGTCTGGCCCCGATTACCGTCTGGCCCAATCTTCGGGTGCCCCATGAGGACGCGTCTCGAATCTTTACCGTGAATCCGGTGGGCACGTTTCGTCTAGCGAGCAATACGGCCCGATGGAGTGTGGGGCGGGCGCAGGTTTACGGCATCGGACTCTCGGCGGTGGAGGCGATTACCTAATGGCCAGAAATTTAACCTCCGGGATGGTTACCGAGCTTACCGGAAAGATAGTCCGACCCATTTTATTTGTAGAGATTGAATTCGATACGGATTTCCTACGGCTTTGGAGTGGTTTGGGTGATATCGTTTGGAACTCTGAAACCTGGTCGGGGGCGGGGGAGCTTCTTCATATTGACCGGATAATTGAGTCTCAGGATGTCAAGGCTCAACCCTTTTCGGTATCCCTCTCGGGTATCCCGAATAACATGGCTGCCCGGGTCATATCGGATTCTCGCTATGGAAAGACCATGAAGATTTGGTTGGGCGGTAAGGATAGCTCGGGGGTAATTATCGCCGACCCGTTTAACAGCTGGTCGGGTTCCCCGGATATTCCCATCATCGAGAATACGGGAAAGACCATCCGGGTAACCATCACCGGGGAGGGTGAGCTGATTGATAATCGGCCGCACGAACGCCGGTTTACCCCGGAGGACCAGCATCTTGACTACCCTCTGGACAAGGGATTTGACTTTATGACGGCCATCGCGTCCCTCTGGACCGGCATCTGGGGAATACCGAACCCTATTCCAGATGGTCCACCGGCCGGATTTGTAGAGAGTCCACTGGACCCAGGCGGCGGGACGCTTACCTCCATTAGTAACCTGGGGGCGGAGCAGGCCTTAGCAGATGAGAGAGAGGACGAGGATGAGGATGATAGTGCGCCCTTTGATACCTAAATGATTCGTCACGACGATTGGCCTACGGCGCTCAGCAATAAGATAGAGGAACGGCGGTGGCAACCGTTCGAGTTGGGAACCAATGACTGTTTTTTGTTCATGTGTGATTGTTGGTTGGCTATGACCGGGGTCGACCTGGCCCAGGGTCGTCGAGGTTATCGGGGGGTCATGGGTGCGCGTAGGATTAGACGAGGAAAATCCTTCCGGCAAAATTGGTATGGTATCTGGGCAAAATTCGGGTTGGAATCTAGGCCGATGTGGAGTGCGGGTCGAGGTGATATTATCTTATTCAAGAATCATAAGAACCGGTATACCCTGGGGATTATGGCCCTTGATGGGAAGAATGTTCTATGTCCCGGTGAGCTGATGTTGTTGGGTGTGCCCAGAAATATAAACATGGAGGCTTGGCACTAATGCCCTTTATTGCAATAGCCCTTGGGGCTGGACTCATAACCGCGGGGGTCGTCAGCCCGTTCCTCGCCTCCTTCATTACCCTGGCGGGCTTGAAGTTCGGCATCGCTTTAGTCCTGGGCGGCGTCTCCTCCATCCTTCAACGAGGTGCGAGTCGCCTCAGTTTTTCCCAGCAGGCCCAGGGGGTCCTCCTAAACTTCAAGCAGGCTGACCCCGCCTGGCCGGTTCTATATGGGCGGCGTCGGGTCGGCGGAGTTATCTCCTATACCGAGAAGACCGGAGCCACCAATCAATTTCTCCATACCATCTGGACGCTGGTCGGACATGAGGTTGATGCGATAGAAAATATGTATTTTGATGGGGTCCTGATTCCCCTGGATGGTGGGGGAGACGCGACCGGGGACTTTGCCGGATTCGTCCACGCGGAATTTAAGCTCGGAACTGACGCTCAGACCGCCTATACCAACTTGGTCACCGACTCGGCCGGGAAGTATACCGCGGACCATCGACAGCGGGGAAGGGCGAACGCCTACGTACGTTTGAAGTGGGACCATAATAAGTTTCCCGCCGGGCCGCCGAAGATAACCTTCGACATACGGGGTAAGAAGCTCTTTGATACCCGAACCAGCGTGACGGAGTGGAGCGCCAACCCAGCCCTCATCATTCGAGATTTTTTAACCAACCCCGACTACGGCCGAGGGGTCGCTACCTCCTTTATTCCGGATGCCATGGTAAACATCGCGGCCAATATCTGTGACGAGGCGGTCTCTGTACTACCCAGTGGCTCTGAAAATCGGTATGAAATTCACGGCCGATTTTTAACCACGGATGACCCCCAGATAGTTCTGAAGAATATGGCGGCGGCTATGGCCGGAACAGTAACCCGGATAGGCGACCAGTGGCAGGTGGTCGCGGGAGCCTGGGTAGGCCCGACCATCGGGTTGGATGAGAATGACCTCCGCGGCCCGGTTCGGCTTCAAACCATGGTGGGGCGCCGGTCCATCTTTAACGGTATCAAGGGGCTGTTCGTCTCGGAATCGAATTTCTGGCAACCAACCGACTTTCCGCCGGTAATCGACGCGGCGGCCACCACGGAGGATGGGGGGAAGAGAATCTGGCGGGAGGTGAACTATCCCTTTACCGTCTCCGTTACCATGGCCCAACGGCTCTCAAAGATATTCTTGAAGAAGGCCCGTCAGCAGAAGACCTTCACCGCGCCCTGGAACCTCTCCGCGTATACGCTCCTGGTTGGTAACGTGGCACAGATTAGCTTTTCCAACTGGGGATTTACAAATAAGAACTTTGAGGTGACCCAACTGGCCCTCGTAGTGGAGGCGGCCCCCGACGGAAGTCCGCTCTACGGGGTAAATACTCAGATGCGGGAGATAGAGTCAACCGTCTATGACTGGTCAACCACCGACGAGGGAACGGTGACCGCCCCCGATACCCCGGTATTTCCGGGTATCCTGCTGTTTCCGGGGGACGAGACGGATGGGTCGGCGGGCTTTTCCCTAAGGGGTGTCTACAAGCCCGACCAGTTGGATGGTGGGGCGAACGTGGGTGAGATTGAATTTGATAAGGTAATCGGGGACAAGGCCTATATCATCAAGCTTCCGGACGGTACGGTCATCACCACCTCACTTCGAACCCAGATGGGACAGGCCGCCCAGGACTCTTATACCGGAACCGTGTTCGTGATATTCTCGAAGGACCTGGTAAACTCCGTTCGTTCTCTGGCCGCCCTCCGGGACTCGCACATTCTCGTGGTTCGAAACAACGCCGGGGCTTGGGAGTATGACGATAACCTGGCCTGGGTTGGCTTTACCCCGGTGGATACGGACATCTGTATCTTTGAGGTAGAGCGGTCAGGGAACTGGGTTAGTGCGCCTACCCGGTTCATTGGCCAGGAACTATTGAGCCACGTGGAGGCCAAACGGATTCTCTACGGGGACGGTTCGACCGCTGAGTCGTTACAGCCTGACGGGCCGGGTGCTGATAATACAGGGGACCGTCTACAGTCACAGATTTTACCCAATTGGAATCTTGACATTAAGGATACCGCAGGAAAACCCGCCGGTATTCGTGGTGTTGAAAGCATCACGGTTCGGGACCAGCTTGAATTTACTGATTCCAGCGAGACGGCCATGAGAATTAAGGGGACGCCGGATGCAAATGTGGGATTCGGATTCCCTGCAATTCCGATTGACGATAAACAAAAGTATAGAGTTACAATCAGGCACAGGTCGTCTGCCACATCTGCCAATGGCCTTTTTCTGCGAATGCAGGAGTTGAACACATTCTTGCCTGCCGGTAAAACTCACGTCGGTCTAGCGACCGGCGAATCAATCGTAGCAGTCAGGACGGGAGTGGTTGATATATCCACGGCGAATGGCCCGATGCCTGGCACAACTACGATTGAAGAAACATTTACCTACATACCCACGGCAGGAACAAAATTCGCCACGTTTGCTATGCTCAACTGGACGGCATTTACGGGAGATTATGAGGTTGAATTCGTTCAGATCGACATTATTCCGAAGGACCAGGACCAGGTACCAGATTCGGGCACGCGCTTTGCGGCGGCAGAGGCTGGAGCCGATGTGACTGGTGACCATTCGGGCGATGTCGATGCACTGCTCACTCAGAATGCGCCGGTGGAATCTGGCGCGGACGTGACCGGCGCACATTCTGCTGACGTCGATTTGGATGTAGTACCGGACGGGTCTACCTCAATGCTGCTCAATCAGGGCACGTCATTTCCCGGCTCACCTACGGCGGAAATGTTCTTCTACCGCACAGACACGGAGGAGCTTTACCAGCGGAACACAGCGAATACGGCGTGGCTTTTGCGGGCGGGACGTAGCATCGAGAATACGGCGGACGGAACGACATCAAGTCCGGATAAAACGGATTCAACCCCGGCGGTGATTCCGGAAATGACAATTACAATGACACCGAAAACAACCAAAGTTCTTGTCGTGTTTGGGTGTACCTTTACGACGCCATCCGCCGCGTCGAGCGAGAATGCGGTACAACTGCGGGTCGGTGGGGTTGATGGCGGAGATCCTAGAAAGCGGACATTCAGATTCACAGCCGCCGGCGAAAAAGAGCCCCTCTCCATTGTGTACCTCTTTACGGGGTTGACTGCGGGATTATCCGTAACCTTCGCTGCCTACTGGTGGAGGATTTCAGGATCGGGAACGCTGCGCGCACTCTTCAATTTTCGATCGATACAAGTGGAGGATATTATCTGATGGCAGAAGAACTTCTACTCACGAATCCGGAAGAGGTCGGCGATATTGGCAGCAAGACGATGATCGATCGCTTTCAGGTTGCAGCATTTTCAATGAATCGACAAAAGGAAAAACGTACAACTGGAAAAGAAATTCTTTCCGTCATGGTCGAAGATCCAGTTACCGGGTGGACTTACACGATAGTCTATGAGGGCGCAGATGCGCGGGCGGAATTAAAGGCTATCAATATCGGGAATTTTTCGAGCGTTACCCTGCACACGCGGATTCTGCAGAAGTTACTGGCTGACGGGAAACTTCCGGCAGGTGTGGTCGGCGGAACGCCGGACCCATAGGAGGCGATGATGGACTGGGAACATGTACTGGCACGCGAGTGGCTTCATTTTCGCTGGGGCCTTATCTTGGGACCGGCGGCCTATTGGGGCTGGGTTCTGGTTAAAAGATATACCGGGGTCGGAAAGTACGAGGCTAGGATTGCCTCTAGCTTTATCCTGCTTACCTTCATCATGTCTCGAGAACCCTATGACGCGCACAAGGCCTATGGTCCGATGTGGTGGAAGTCCTATATCGACATCGCCGTCTGGTTTGGCGTCCTGAGCCTCTCGGCCTGGTTGGGTGAAAAGTTCTGGGGTAGGTGGAGGTATGACCTAAGGGATTTCTTAAGAGAGAGGTGGGTATGGTTAAGAGAATTATTGTCCCGGGTAGCTACCGACTTTCGCCGAATTTTCAGGTAAGGGAATTTACTCGGTCCGACACGGCGAAGACCTTCGGGATTGACAACTTTATCTACAAGGACGAGCTACCCCTCTACCTGGACCTGGCCGTTATGCTTCAGGCGGGTCGGGACCACTTTGGTTCCTCCTTTCGAATCAACAGCGGCAAGCGGTCCCCGAAGCTCAATCGAAAGGTAGGGGGCTCTCCCACCAGTGCGCACAAGGTCAACAAGAAGAAGGGCTGGGTGGCCGCCGACTTTTGGACGGCAAGGGTCACGCTGGCGGAGGTATTCGACTGGTATCGGCTTAAGAGCGGTCTACCCTTCGACCAAATTATTCTGGAGTACGGCAGACAATCCCGGCATAACTATGACGACGTGATTCATCTTGGTCGGGCGAATGAACCTCGTCGGATGGCGCTCGTCGGGTCTACGCACAATCGGTCGGGTTACATCCGAGTTCCGGTCGAATAGGAGACCCTTACAATGATACCACAGGCGGTGGAGATAGCGGAGCGGGTCATCAAGCAGGCAGATGACGGCCACATCTGGCCGGTGGTAGCAATGGCCCTGGCCGTTGTCCTCTACCTGGTCTACCGGGACTTTATGGCCCCACGACTTCGTATGAGGAAGGTGCTGAATGGGAACGGCGGTGGTCTGCGGGAGCGGGACGTCCTCGTTCAAAAATTCGCCGCCGACCTTCATGAAATTACCCGGGCGCTCGACCTTCATATCGGTCAGTCGGATGAGTTTAGAAAAAACTTCGATAAGTGTATGGAACGAATCTCGAATGACATAAACGGTCTTCATAGTAGAATTTCAACCGGTCGCCGGGAAATGGATGAGAAGATAGACCGGATGCAGGTATAATTAAATGGGAGGTAGCGATGGGAAAGTGGAAAAAGATCTTAGGTGGTTTAAGAAGGGTGGCCGAGGTGGTTCCGATACCCGGGTTAAGCCTGGCGGCCACGATGGCCGGTGAGGTCTTCGGCGCCATGGACAGGGCGGCGGAAACCCCCGAACAGAAAACCGCGGCCCTGAATGCCCGGACGGCCTACGAGGCCCAGAAGGACAGGCACGAACTACAGATTGAGACGGCCTACACGACGGACGCCTCCGTTAAGATTCACCGGTCCGCGGGGGAAACCCTGAGGATTGCCCTGAAATCAGCCGACAAGTTCGTCTCCCGGGCCTCCCCGGCCTACCTCTGGGCCTTCACGGCTACCTTCTTCCTAAATTACGCCGGAACCACGATAATCAACTGGGTCCTGGCCCTTCAGGGGGTTGCCGTCGACCTTCGCCTGGAGCCGGTGGTGATTCCTGCGGCGGCCTGGGCGGTTACCCTGGCCTGGTTCGGGGTCTGGCGGGGTCATCGGGACCGGGATAAACGCCGGGGGACGGCCTCCTAAACGGCCTCCTGGGTATTTTTAATTGACCGGTGGCGGCGTTTCAGGCGCCGTAGCGTTGAAGTATAGGGAGGAGGTTCGGCTCCTGAAAATTCTCACTTTTATCTACCTTTCCGCCCTTCTGGAACCGGTCTAAAACAGCCTTGGTCATATTAGACCGATGAACCTCCTGAAATATCTCGTCCATTGGAATATCATAGGCGGCGGCCGTTCCAAAAACAACGTAGAGAAGGTCTGCCAGGGCATCGGCGATATGTACCAGATTTTCCTCATGAATGGCCACAGAAAGCTCACCTAGCTCCTCCATCATCAACCGAAGTCTAAGAACCTTTACTTGGTTGGAAGGGACGAAGGTCGGATATTGCTTATGTTTGGTCATAAATTTCATTACTAAATCTTGGTAATCAATCATGTCGACATATCTCCTTCATTAGCTTTTTAATCTCGGCGATAAGCGCCAGACGGGGCTGGGTCTTTAGGAACAGGACCGACCGGTTTCGGCTATAATGTTCTATTGTAGAGGGGTCCGTCAGGGCAAAGTATTGACCGGCGAAGATGAGATACTTGGCATGACCCGCGTGTTCCAGGCGTCGAAGAATCGCGAGTTGTGGTTTTGAGAATAACCTCTGGGTTCGATTACTCTTGAAATTTATCCTAAGATTCAGGGTCAATCCTATCTGAACCTCCGACTCTTGTCGGAGGTACTTTATCTCTATCCACAGGGTACGGCGGTCGGCCGTCAGGCAAAGGTCGGGGATGCCCGCGGTAAATCTATCCGAGAGCTTCAGCACGCACCCCTCGGGATACGCCGACTTAAGCTGTTTTTTTAGAATTTGGGTAATTTTCGATTCGTTCATGATGAGGATTCCCTCCAGTTTTTTCCGGTGCTGACATCCCAGGTAATCGGTACCCGGAACCGATAGGCCTGTTGGTTCAGTAGTTCTTTCAACAGATGTTTCTTACCGATGTTCTCCAGGTCCCCGTCCAGCTCGTCGTGTACCGTCCAACGCATCTTGAAGCCGAGTAGCTTTCTGTTTCTATAAATCTCTAAAATCTTCTTCTTCATAATCTCCGCGGCGGTTCCCTGAATCACCGCATTCAAGGCACTGTGGGTTTTTTCCTCCCGGGTATAACGTCGTCTTCGCCCGAGATGGGTCCTCACGTATCCCCGACGTTCGGCCACCGCCATAGCCTGGTTGAGGAGCCGCCGGGCCTCGGGAAACATCTCGTCGTACCTGTCCACAATGGGGTCCGCCTCCCGTCGGGTAATACCTAGTTCCCGGGCGAACTTATCCCGGCCCATTCCATAGACCTTTCCAAAGTTTATCGTCTTAGCGGGGTCGCGTTCAATTTCGCACAAGTTCGCCACCTCCACGTGGAAATCGGTATTCGGGTTTTCATTGTAGGCCTGGATGAGCCGGGTGGCCCGGGAGTAGTGGACGAATATCCGAAACTCAATTTGGTTGGCGTCCGCGGTGACGAAGATGGTTCCCGGTTCGGGAAGGAACAGCTCTCGAATCATAAACTCCGGTAGGTACTTTAGATTATTCTTAGGCTTTAGAACCTGTTGAATGTTGATATTCGCGCTGGAGAACCGGCCGGTGACCGTTCCGTACTGATTGGTTCTGAGTTGGTGGAGCTGATACCGAAGGATGTTCTTTCCGTTGAGGTACTTTAGATACTTAATGATGTACTTCGACCGAACATCGGCCAGCTTTCGGGCGTAGAGTACCAGGTCTATGACCGGGTGTTTTAATCCGGCTAAAAATTCCGCGGTAAACGAGGCCGACCCCTTTTCCGTATAGCGAAAGGAGATATTTAGATGCTTGAGTAGTTTCTTAAGGTCATCCGGGGCATTGGGGTTTACCCTTAACCCGGTTCGGCGGTAGACCTCCATCACGGTTTCTTCATATCGCCGTTGGGTATCCACCTTCCAGGCCTGTAATCTTTCAACGTCTATCAGAGCGCCGTTTCGCTCCATCTCACACACGGCAAAGAGCAGACTGTCCTCCAGGTCAAGTACGTCTTGAAGACCCTGGTCCTTGATGGGTTTTCGAAAGGCTTGGTCCAACCGTCGCACCAGGTCGGCGTCCTGTTCGGCGTAGGGTCCTACCTCACCCGCCGACATCTCATGAATTCTAACGTCCTGGGGAAGCTCGGCCTTCTGGTCACCTAGATAATGAAGGGCAAGGTCATTGATGTTATATTTCCGGCGCTTCTCATCCAGGAGTGCGGCCGGGTGTTGAATCTCATGGAGCTGACAACCTTGAGCCTCTAGGTCTATCCCCCACTTGAGGAGCATATGATTTTCAAATTTTGCGTTTGCCGACACGATATGCTTGTCTCTAAGTTCTGTTTTGGCCCATCGTTTTACCAACCCCTCGTCTAGATTTCCTCCGCCCAGGTGTCCCCAGGGCAGATAGTATTTTTCCTTGGTTTCCTCCAGGGCGATGGCGATACCCACCGGACGGTCGGACCCAAAGAAATCTAAACCCGTAGTCTCGGAGTCCAGATAAATCCGTTTGTACCGTCCCAGCTCCGGAAGAGATTCAGGTGGTTTCCAGGTTCCCTGGGACCGGTTCTCGCCCACGTTAAATAAAAGTCCTTGAGGCATAGCTGTAGGTAAATTCTCCTAATCTTATTTCCTTGTTCATCGCGGCCAACAGGGTAACCCCCTCCCGGTCCGGATACTCGGTCTTAAAGATATATCTATAAACAGGGGTATTCAAGAGCATCTTGATACATTCAAAACAGGCGAACGTACTACAGTAGATGGAGTATGCCCTCTGCATATCTAAACAATGCAGGACCGCGTTCACCTCGGCGTGGACCGCGTGGCATCGTTTGGAATCTCCCGAGGGGTCCTCGGCCCCTGGGCAGGGGTGGTCGATACAGTGAGGATAGTTTCGAGGTACCCCGTTGTAACCTACTCCGAGAATTATTCCATTCACGTCGGTGATGATGGCCCCGACCGCCCGCCGGGGACAGGTGCTATTGGTAGCGACGACATCTACCATGTCAAGATAATACTGGTCACGCGTTTTGCGCTTCATGCAATACCTCCAGACATTCCTTTTTATTTTTGGCGTACAGAGCCCTTTCATATAGCTTCCATACCATGTGCTCCGGCTTGTTAATAAGAGGAGAGATGATCGGTAGAACGATAGAGTCGATAATCGGATTGAAAATATATCCCGGGGGAAGTCCCGGGAGCTGGGGGGAAGGGACATGCGTTGATATTGGAAAATTTCTTTGTTCAAGGAGGTGGGTAACCTTCCCGGCGTCCTTAATGTACAGGTGTGATGAGCCTAGGTTAAGGGTTAGGGTTCCCAGGGTCGGGTGGTCCTCAAAAAATTCCCATGTCTCCTGGGTATGAGGGGCACGGGTATTCTTGCGAAGCGCCCCGGCCACGCAGTTCTGAATCATGGAGAAGTTATAGATGTCGTATGGAATTCCCAACCAGGCATCTGAACTTCTCATGGTTATGATTAAATGAAGTTGGCCGTCCCTGATGAGGAACTGAAGGGATAGGGTACAGGGAATATCCTTTGATGGCGTGGGACTGTCCTGCCAGAGATTGATGACGGCCTGCCGGGAGGCGGGATCCTCGGCCAAGGTATTCAGCACGTGAGGAAGTTGGTCCATCACCCGCGGGCCATAGGCTCCCCTCAGAGTTTGACCGTCGTCGGAGAACTCCCGAATCTTAGGGTTATATCGGGTTAGAAACTCCAACCCCATCCGACCCATCATAATCCAGATGAACTCCGCCACCATGAATCTATAGTTCAGGTCCCGGCGGGGGTCGGTGAAGATGTTATTTTGAATATTCGTAAGGACAATCTTAACATCCGTGACCTCTAAGGTAACCCGTCCCCTCGGTATTGCCACCTGGCCCGAGTTCAAGAGTAACCTATAGAGGTCCGGCATGATTGTCGCCACGTGGTTAGACTTTATATAGGTATCGGTTTGCATAACTTTGGTTCGCCTCTCTTATGTCTTTAAGTTGTCTAACGTACCTTTGACTTTTAGG